ATCACCTACACACTACTGACCGTGGCGATATTCATCTACGCCAACGTGCTAATCATGAGCCGCGATCCGTGCACGGCGTTTGCAGCGCATCCGGAGCGGTGCAGTTCGGATGCGATGGGGGAATAATGAAAAAACAAACCTACAAGCTCACGCAGTCACGCGAACACGTCATTCAGGCGATTCTGAGCGCCCCTGACGGGTTTTTAGTCGAGATTAAGGCCGACACCAGGACTATTGCTCAAAATCGCGCTCAGTGGCAAATTCTGGCCGCATTTGCAAAGCAATTGCAATGGCCAATCAACGGAGCAATGCAATACATCGGCGCGGAGGACTGGAAAGACATCCTGACGGCAGCATACCGGCAGGAAATGACACGCATTGCACAAGGCTTCGACGGCGGTGTTGTGATGCTGGGACACCGAACGCGGGAATTTACGAAAGAAGAATGGCCCGAGTGGATCGCATTTTTGAATTGGGCGGCAGCGGAGAAGGGCGTCAAGGTGCCGGTATCGAAGCGGTATGCGGAAGAAATGGGTATTGGTGATGAGTAAAGGAATGAGCGGCCACCAGTCGGCCAGAATGAAATCTGATACATGGCTAACGCCGCCGGAAATTATCAAGGCGTTGGGCGATTTTGATTTGGACCCGTGTTGCCCGCCAGTTATGCCCTGGCCAACTGCGGCAAAGTACTATTCGAAAGTTGATGATGGGCTTTCACAGGAATGGGAAGGCCGCGTTTGGTTAAATCCTCCGTACAGCAAAGAGGCCGTGAAATGGCTTAGAAAATTAGCCGATCATGGGCAGGGAACGGCTTTAGTCTTTGCAAGAACTGAGACGGCATGGTTTTTTGAGACGGTATGGAGAAAGGCGACCAGCGTTTTGTTTTTGGAGGGGAGGCTTTATTTTCATTTGCCAGATGGAAGCCGGGCGGACAGTAATGCGGGCGCTCCAAGCTGTTTGGTCGCTTATGGAGAGCATGACGATGCCATGCTGATTAAGAGCGGGATTAATGGCCACTATGTGCGCATTAAGGAGCGGGAAAAATGCGCCGAAAAATCATGAAAAAGTCTATGAAAAATAAGACTTTAAGCTCATTTTCTGCTATAATTGGACGCACCGGGAAAGCTGTTGGAAGCTGTCCCGGTACTACACTTCATAACCTAGTACAGAGGTAACAAAATGCCAAAGAATCATATCAAAGTACCATCAAAAAATATAGAACACGCCGATTTGGTAGAGATCAAGCATAACAAACCAATGGTTTCAAGCTTGGTTATTGCTGAGTTATTTGGTCGACGACATGACAGCGTATTAAGAAGTATTCGTCAAGTTGTCATTGAGCAATTAGGTGTCCACGTATTTGCGGAGACCTACAAGGATAATCAAGGAAAGGAAAGGCCGCTTTATTGGCTTGAGGAAAGAGCGGCATTAATCGTTATGCCTTTCTTGGGCGGAAAGAAAGCAATGGATGGCCAGATGAAGCTTGTCGATGCTTATCTTGCATATCATCGTGCGGAAGAACAAAAGAAAGATCCAGATTGGAAGGCCATCAGGGGCGAAACAAAAGTCGGCTTCAAATGGATGGCGGACACGCTAAAAGAGCAGCGCGAAGCATCGGGCAAAGAGACGAAATCATTCCACTATTCAAATGAAGCGCGTTTAGTGAATTCAGTTTTGTCTGGTCGATTCGAAGGACTTAATCGAGACGCGTTATCGGCATCGGATTTAAAGCTTGTTGGCGACCTGCAAAGATATAACGCCACTTTGATTGCTCAGGATATCCCGTATCAAAAACGGAAAGAGATATTGAGAGATCGGGCAACGCTTAAACTGAGTCACTAGCCATGACTCCATTTTTCAAACAAAAACCCTGGCGCTCTGAAAAATACCTCGCATTCGTCCGCGAACACGCCTGTATTAATTGCGGCATTCCGGCGCACGTCAACGGCATGGATGCGCATCATGTGATAGGGCAATCATTGGGCGGCGGCATGGGGACAAAGATCAGTGATATTTTTTGCATACCCACTTGCAGGAAGTGCCACGGATTGATCCATCAGAACCAGAACATGATAGACCAGCAGCGGCACGCCTTGCTTATGATCGAGCGGGCGGTATTGGCGGGTGTGCTGGTAGTTAAATGATTTTCAAACAACAGGATAAATACAAATGGCACTGAATTTAATGCAATGCATGGGTAATCTTGGGCAAGATCCAGATATTCGCTATCTTCCTGATGGTCGGGCGGTGGCGAATCTTTCTATTGCCTGCGGCGAACGCTGGAAAGATAAAGAGTCCGGCGAAATCAAAGAAAATACAGAATGGATACGCGCGGTAGCATTTGGGCGGCGCGCCGAGGTAATTGGCGAGTATTTCAAAAAGGGCAGTCAGATTTACATTTCAGGCAAGATGCGCACTCGTGAATACGAAAAAGACGGCGTCAAGCACTGGGCAACCGAAATTGTAATCGACAATTTTGAGTTTTGCGGTCAGCGCAGCGGCGGCAATGAGGCTAAAGCGCAGCAGCAGGCGGCAGCGTATGGGCAGCAGTCGGCGCAACAGCCAGCACGGGAGAACAGTTCGCAGCCGCCTGATTATGACGATTTTGATGACGATATCTCGTTCTAGGAGGGATTAATCATGCGTGCAAAAATAGATTTAACAGGAAAGAAGTTTGGAAGGTTGACAGTTGTTTCTGAACATGGAAGGACTAGAAAAAATTCTGTTACATGGGATTGTGTTTGCGATTGTGGAAATAGAAAAATTGTCATTGGTTATGATTTAAGAAGTGGAAATACATCGTCATGCGGATGCTTTCAAAGAGAGGGCGCCAGTAGGAGAAGAAAAACTCATGGAATGACTGGAACTAAGACTTATAGAGCATGGGAGGATATGAAGAAGCGGTGTTATAACAAGAATAATAAGCGCTATAAAACGTATGGAGGAAGGGGGATTATGGTTTGTGAACGTTGGCATAATTTTGATAACTTTTTAAGTGACATGGGCGAAAGCGAAGTCGGAATGTCTATCGAAAGAATTGATAACGACAAAAACTATGAGCCAGGTAATTGCAAGTGGGCGAGCCGTCAAGAGCAGATGCGAAACACTACCAGAACAAGGAATATCGAGTTTAATGGAAAAGTTCAATGTGTTTCGGCATGGGCAAGCGAGTTAGGCGTTGATCCAGATACATTGTTAGCCAGATTAAAATACGGTTGGAGTATTGAAAAAACAATGACAACTCCAGTCAGAGTTATAGGCAGGTCGCTATGAAAGTGATTGGCATAGACGCCGGCAAATCAACCGGCCTCGCAATCTACGACACAGACACTGGCCAGTTTGATAACGTCTACTCAACGACATTCTGGGGCGCTATCGCTGCAATTGATGTACTGATAGCGCATTCGATGCCGGGTAAGTATGAGTTGGCCGCTGTTGTTGAATTGCCGACGACCAAGGCAGTTTGGCACAAAAAGGCTAAGACACCAGGAGCTAAGGACCGGACCGCGGTTAATGTAGGCACTGTAATTGACAAAGCTGAACTGATTGTCGAATATCTGGAGAATCATGGCATACGAGTAATCAAGCAGCATCCACGTGGCAAGGTTGACGCCGCTTATTTCAAGCGCGTCACCGGCTGGCAAGGCGTGACGAATTCGCACAGCCGAGATGCGGCGATGATGTGCTTTGGCATGAGAGGAAAATAATTCATCTGTGTATGAAAAGAGTATTGACATAATCTAACAGGCATGAAATACTATGTTCACGGTTTGAATTTCTCAAGCCATTTAGGAGATACGAAATGAAAAAATTATTAACAAAAAAAATAGACGGGGTAACCGGATATACCGTCCTTTTATATAATAACCTTACTGTTGGGGTTATTATTGGAGTAGATCCAGTTCTTGATGCAGGATTAAGCGGAGCTATAGTAGTAGAAAATGGGAATTACTATTGGATTGATTAAATGGCTAAATCAAAACGCGGCGGCGCCAGGGCAGGAGCAGGCGCTAAACCGAAAGGCCCGATGAGACGCAAAATGCTATCTACTCGCCTGCCGACTGATTTGATCGATCGGCTAAAGGAGTCTGGTGAATCGCAGTCGGACCAGATTGAACGGGCACTGCGGAATTATTATAACTGGAATAATTAATCGGAGAACGAAGATGAGCAGACAACAATTAGAATTAACAGCAAAGCAATTAGGTTATGAATCAGCGTATGATCAAGCAGCTACATTGATAAAGCAAGAACTGCCTGGAACCGATGCTGACGATATTCCTGCACTGGCTAGAAAAGTGATAAGCACAGCAATGGATGAAGAGGATTCTATCAGCCGCGTGGTAGCAATGCGTAGTTTTGAATAAGGCGACAATGGCTTTTAACGCAATAGCAAGAACCGCCGCCATCATGGCCATAGCAGTTTTAGCGCTGCTGCTACTGGTCGGCGCGGCGAGCCATGATGTTTTAGCTGCGCTGGAGGGTGAGAGGTGAATAACGATATTACGTTTTGCGCAAACAAAAAATGCCCGGTGAGGCACCAATGCAGGCGAGGACAGGAGCCGACTAAATCGACTGTCAGTGTTCAAAAATTTAGTTATGTACCGGCCGGCGACGGAAAAGAAGTGATTTGCTCTGGATGGTGGAGGGTGATCGATGAGCAAAGTTGAAGATGAAGTCTGCCGCAAGATCAGGGCCCGGGCCGCTGTCGGATTGGCAAAGTACGGCACAACGCTGGAGCGCACGGATTTAACGGAACTGGACTGGCTGATACATGCACAAGAAGAGGCGATGGATCTGGTCAATTATCTTGAGGTGTTGATTCAAAAGAGGATGGCCCGTGATTGGTGAAGCTATGGATGATGAAGCATGGCTAAGATGGACATTATCATTCATGAACATGGCCCCGCCGACTGAATCCGATATTGAGCGATTTAAGGAAAAAGTGGGCGGGCATGAGAGCGATGGTGTAGGTATTTTTGATGCCAGGGTTCGGGTATTTAATGAGATGTTCAATCAATGAAGCCGAAGATTAGAAAGCATGGAGGCTGGTGGGTTTGCTCATTGGGTCGTGTTATGGGGTGCGGAAATACACCTTCAATCGCATATCACAATTGGAAAGCACAGGTGGGATTATGATAACCGACACAGACAGACTCAACTGGCTAATTGAAAACGTAATAGAGTACAAGCCACCAGGTTATGACGGTTGCGATCACGGTAGGTTTGATATGATCTGCCCGTATAACGAAAACGATTTAAGAAAGTGCATTGATAAGCACATTTCAAACGGAGATAAATTTAATGATTAAGTGGCCTGATTTAGTTTTCCCACCAATTTGCCTATGGAATGCTCCGAGGCAGGAGGAGTTAAGTGAGATTAATTTTTTTAGATCGTTAGCGCAATGCAATAGGGATCGTGAGGCGTCTTATCGAAGAAGCGCTGAAAGATGCGAGACCGCTGTCAAAGAGCGAGAGTTCCTGTATTATCTGCATAGCGGGAGGTTTCCGGAATGAAGTGCGTAATATCGTCAGTCACACGTTCTGCAATCGTTCTCTATCTTGCCGCGATGACGGCATTTAAGGCGCAAAAATAGCGTGGCAATTCATTTAAAAATCATACGTTATGTGATAACATTACGTTATGAAAGTATTTGAATTAAAAGGTGTTAATGTGAAAACCGTTGACGAAATGATAGGCGACATAATCCGCAGGGAAGGCGGATTCGTAAATCATCCGGCTGATAAGGGCGGTCCTACTAAATACGGCATTACAATCAGAACGCTAGAAAATTGGCGTAGGCGCCCGGTAGGCGTAGACGATGTTCGTAGGCTGACGAAAAAAGAATCATCATTGATCTATCGTCACAACTACTACGCTAAGCCAAATATCGACAAGTTACCGATAGAATTACAGCCAGTCGTATTTGATATGGCTGTCAATATGGGGCCAAAGCAGGCGATAAAGATATTCCAAGCAGTGATTGATAGGTACTGGAGAAAAACCAGTATTGACGGCATTATAGGGCCTGTTACTATCAAATCAGCAAAAGGTTTGGCTAATTTTCATGACGATAATTTTGTTATTGAGCAGATAACCGAAGAGCGTATTAAATTCTATCGCAACATCGTTAAGCGAGATCCGAGTCAAATCGTTTTCCTGAATGGATGGGAGAACAGAGCGAGGGAGTTCTTAGCGTAATGCCTCTGGAACGCTGGCAATATCGAGACCCGGCAGAGATTGTTGAACGGATGGAATCCAGAACGTGCAAGGGATGCATTTTTGAGCGGCAGGCATTTGGAGTGAAATACTGTGATAAGTCAAGAGAGCATGGCAAGCGGTGCAGTCAATACAAGAGTGAATATGGCGGTTGATATGTCTGCAGACCGGCGCGATATGCCGGCGCTGCTGGTGTCGGCTGACTTAAGGCTCAGGGATTGGGGTAAGTTCCAGTCGCGGGGCAATAGCTTAAGCGAACTGCGAGCAAAGAGTTGTTTGAGGCCCAGGCGGGGCGGCTCGTTTGCCGAGGACGAAAACCCCTATGCCGATGCGGTGCATGTGGCGCTCAGGAAACATGTCAGCATTGAAGAATTCGCCGCGTTAACAGGGGTTTATATTCGGCGCATGTCGCAAAGGGAAGTAGCCTCTGGAATGGGTATGTCAAAGGATAGGGTTTATCGCATAGTCCATAAGGCTAAGCTTGTCGTGATTGCTGAGTGCTTTTAAAAAACTCTTGCTCATGCGCGATAAATTCGGTATAAATAGCGCATACTAGGCACTTGCCTACAGAATCAAACAAAACCCCGTTCTGATCAGTTCCAGCGGGGTTTTTTTATGCCTGGAGAAAAGCATTGTTTCAATTTCTTCTCAACCGATTTCGAGAGCCGTTTACATGGATTGGCGCATTTGCTGTCGCGAGCGCATTCGGGTTTGAGCTATCGGATACACAACAAGCGGCCATCACACTATTCGGCATGGCTCTTATGGGTTCTCCTGACGACAAGCTTGCCAAGCTGCTCCCTAAAAAGCGTCATAAATAGCCCATGCCGCCCCGCCGTCATGCTGATAGAGGATAATCTAGATCCCGATCAGTTAAACCTTTACAACGTCATGCCAGGTATCTCCTGTGAATATTAAACAATTTGCCATTCAACAATTCGCCTCTTTCCTGCTATCAGGATTAACGTTCAAACGCATTCAGCGCGTTGTCGCTAACATTGACAATTCAGAGCTGAGCGGCGACCAGAAAAGACAGGCAGCTTTTGATGAGGCAAGAAGCATTGGTCTCGATCTGGCAACATGGCTGTTGAATCTGGGCATTGAATTAGCTGTGGCTTGGTTAAAGAGTCAGGCGGCTAAATGATGGATGACGACAAGTTTCGCCGTCTCCTGCATGAAGTTTTAGATGAGAGGCCGAGAATTGATACAGAGGTCCACGCAGAGCACCACGAGTTTATTAAGCAGTGGATTGACAGAGAGCGAATCAAGGCTGAGCGGTGGGAAGATATCCGCCGTCAGTTATGTGGATGGGGCGTTATTTCGATGGCCGGGGCTATTGGGTTATGGGCACAGGATTACATGGCAGCGATTGTCAAAGCGATTGCGCATTCTGTTGGTGTGAGGTTGTGATTTATGGCAGGGAAAGCAACGCCTAAAGAGACGGTTGATAAGATTGTTTCGGCCTGGAGGACGGGCGAATATAGCCAGCGAGAACTGGCCAAAAAGTTTAAGGTTAGCGCAGGACTGGTCGCCAAATATACAAAAGGTGTTGAGCAGGACGTGAGCGCTATTGTGAGCGCTGGAGTTCAATACAAGCAAGGGCTAGCGACTCATCGTGAGCAGTCTGCTCACATTGCAAATGCGATTGAAACAGCGGTAGACGAGCGAACAAAACACATTCAGTTTTTCACTGATGCTGCTGTCCAGAATGTTCAAGAAGCGTTGAGAGCGCCGTGCGAAGGGCAGCAGGACTTCAAGGCCCGTGCCGATACCATCATCAAGGGCAAGGAAACGGTATTAGGCAAACAACCTGATACGGCCATTCAGATCAATAACTCGCAATCTAGCATTCCAACGCTGAGCGACTTCTATAACTGATACGCAAGTTCTGCTATAATATTCATGCGGTGAGGGAGTAATTGCCCCGTCTGGAACTGAACAGCCAGCACCGCACCAACTCAATAGTTCACCCATGTTCAGGGATTCAAAATGAAAAATGATTTTTATGTCTACCTTCATCGGAAGGCTAGCAACAATTACCCTTTTTATGTCGGCAAAGGTAGAGGTAGAAGAGCCTCTAATACTCACGGAAGAAGTGAGCTTTGGAATCGTACATACAAAAAGCATGGCCTTAATATTGAAATACTGTTTTCAGGACTGACAGAGCAAGAAGCATTTGATATTGAAGTCGAAACAATAGAATTTCTTAAAGAGGAAGGGGTTGTTTTGTGCAATCGCACAAATGGCGGCGATGGCATAACCGGGCACAGACATTCGCCTGAAACAAGAGAGGCTATTAGAAGAGCGCACAAGGGAAAGAAGCAGCCCTTGGAATTAGTTCAGAAAAGAGCCGCTGCAAATAGAGGCAGGAAACAGCCTAGGGATGCCGTTGAAAGAACGGCTGCATCACATAGAGGAACAAAGGCCAGCGCAGAGACAAGGTTAAAAATGTCTATTGTTCGCAAAGGAAGAAAGCCAAGCCCTGAAACAATCAAGAAAGTAGCTGATTGGCACAGAGGCAAGAAGAGAAGCGCCGAAGCAAGACAAAAAATGTCTGACAGCCAGCCAAACAAAAGAGAAGTTAAGTGCATTGATAACGGTATTGTATTTGATAGCATTGAAAATGCCGCAGTATGGTTAAGGGATAACGGGTCTAGTAAGGCGACAAGAACAGGCATTTGGTTTTGCCTGACGGGAAAGAGAAACAAGTCTTATGGATATAAATGGGAATATTTACAAGCCGGTTAAAAGCATCCCTTTATTAAATCCTAATCTCAAAGGTTTTTACGAATCAAATCATCGTTATTACGTCTTGTACGGTGGCAGAGCATCAAGCAAGACGTATCATACAGCCGGTTTCTGTGTATTCCTTGCCTGCACGCATAAGATAAACTTTTTATGCGTCAGGCAGTTCCAAAACCGCATATCAGATTCAGTCAAGACAGTAATAGAAGAGTGCATTGACGCAAAAGGATTGCGCGACGAGTTCAAGATAACTGAAAACTCAATAGTACACAAAAGAACCGGATCGAATTTTACCTTTTTAGGCATTCAGCGAAACCTTAATGAGATCAAAGGTATTGCTGGTGTAGAAATATTATGGATAGAAGAAGCTGAGGATTTAAGCGAGGAACAATGGCGAATCATTATGCCAACAATCCGAGCCGAGAACTCAAAGATATTCATCGTATTTAATCCGCGATTCTCAACAGACTGGGTATATCGTCGCTTTGTAACAAATCCCCCTGAAGGGGCGATAACAAGAAAGATAAATTACGATGAAAACCCTTATCTTTCATCTACAATGCGAAAGGTTATTGCAGATGCTAAAGCCGAAGATGAGGATGAGTACAACCATATTTATCTGGGCGTCCCGAAAGACGACGACGACGAAGCAATCATTCGGCGTTCTCACTTGATGTCCGCGATTGATGCGCATAAAACGCTCGGCATCGAGGTCACAGGCTCTAGGCGCATCGGGTTCGATGTGGCCGACGCCGGCGAGGATTCTTGCGCTCAGATATACGCGCATGGCTCCCTTGCTGTCTGGGCTGATCTGTGGAAAGCCAAAGAGGACGAGTTGCTTAAGTCCTGTACGCGGGTATGGCATTCAGCCAGAGAACGTAAAGCATCCATTATCTATGATGCTATCGGCGTCGGGGCTACATCAGGCGCCAAGTTCAATGAGCTGAATATTGGTGTTTTGCAGCATGAGCGCGTCATGCATAACAAGTTTTTTGCCGGTGGCGCCGTCTATAAGCCCGATGCTAAATATCCCGGCACTGAGATTAAGAACAAGGACTTCTTCTCGAACATCAAGGCTCAAGCGTGGTGGCTGGTGGCTGACCGATTGCGCAACACTTATAACGCAGTCAAGAACGGGCAACAGTTCCGCGATGATGAAATGATCTTTATCGACTCATCCATGCCGCATCTTGACCAGTTAATAGACGAGCTCTGCACGCCTAAACGGGATTATGACCTGGCTGGCCGGGTAAAGGTCGAGAGCAAGAAGGATCTGGCTAAACGCGAGATTGATTCACCCAATTTGGGTGACAGTTTCATCATGGCTTACGTCGATTCCATGCTGGCTAAACCTCTACAGATTTCCGCCGAAACCCTAAAACGAACCGCCCGATGATCAAACGCTTGAAACAGAAACTTTTCGGCAAGAGCAAGAAAGCCGAGGCGGTAACGGTACGCGCTCCAGTTCCGGCTGAAGTGCGGCGCAAGGGCATCAGCTTATCGGCATTAGCAAGAACATTGCCGGAGCAGGATGAGGAATTAGCACTCATTACCCGTTATGAGCCACCGGCAGGCGTTATTCCAGCGGATGAGCGCTCGCAGGCGCTGGCTATGGACTCAACGCCCTATGATTACGTGAATCAGGCGTATGCCGGCAATCATTTTCAGGGCTACCAGAATTTAGCCGTTCTGGGCACATTGCCGGAATACCGGAAAATGAGCGAAGTACCGGCCAAGGAGATGACGCGTAAATGGATTAAGTTACAGTCCACGGGAGGCGACAAGGACGAGAGAATCAAGGCCATTGAAGGCGCCCTAAAAAAGCACAAAATTAAGGACCTGTTCAAAAAGGCAATAGAGCTTGACGGTCTCTATGGCCGCGCACAAATTTACATCGATGTTAAAACGCCGAATGGTGGCGTGGCGTCGGAAGACCCGGAAGAGCTAAAAACCGTTCTGCTGGTTGATAAAGCGAAGATCAAAAAGGGTGCTTTACGCGGTTTCAAAGTGATTGAGCCGGTCTGGACGTATCCGAGCGATTACAATTCTACCGATCCGCTGGCCCAGAACTATTACCGTCCGTCCGCGTGGTATGTACTTGGTAAAACGGTTCACAGTTCGCGCTTGTTGACATTCGTAAGCCGGGAAGTGCCAGACTTGCTGAAAGCGGCCTACAACTTCGGCGGTCTTTCAATGACGCAGATGGCCGAACCGTATGTGAATAACTGGACCCGTACGCGTGACTCCGTGTCCGATCTGCTGCACTCGTTTTCAGTCTCCGGCATTATGACCAACATGTCGGGCGTGTTGTCGGGCATGGATGACGCGCAGTTTATCGCCCGTGCGCAGCTGTTCAACAACTTGCGGGATAATCGCGGCTTGATGCTGCTGGACAAGGATACTGAGGAGTTTTTCCAGTTCAATACGCCGCTATCTGGCATTCATGAGTTGCAGGCCCAAGCACAGGAACATATGAGCTCTGTGTCAAGCATTCCGCTGGTTAAGTTTCTGGGCATTACGCCCAGCGGCCTCAATGCCTCCAGTGATGGCGAAATAAAAGTTTTCTACGACGACATTGCATCAGCTCAAGAGGCGCTGTTAAGAGATCCGTTGAAAAAGGTTATCGATATCATTCAGCTTTCCGAGTTCGGGGAAATTGACGACGATATCACCTTCGATTTTGAAAGCCTGGAAGAAATGAGCGATGAGCAGAAAGCCAATATCAGGAAGATCAATGCGGATACCGATGTTACGTTGATTGATGGCGGTGTCATCAGCCCCGACGAATCACGGCAGCGCATCGCGAATGATCCCGATAGCGGGTATGACGGCTTGACCGGGGAAGCGGATTTTGACGACGACGATGAAGCGGAGGCCGCGATGGATGCCGCGCATTGGATTACGGTCAATGGCGGCGAAGATCCGGATAATGGCGAGCGCACCGGCAAGCGAGTGTTGATCGATGGCTCAGGCAAGGTTATTGGCGGCGCTGGCGGAAAGCTGAATGGCAAGACGTTTTCTAAGGTTAAGAGCAAGTCAAAGGATGTTGAAAAGAAGGATATTGCCCCTAAAGCATCAAATAATTTGACAGAAACAAGGAAAGAGAGCAATAATAAACCCGAATCAAACAAAGCCGATGAGGGTAAGAAAATGAGAACTACAGAGCAAGCCACAGAAGAATTTAATAAGGCCGTAAATCATGTTGTATTTTTGAAAAACGGTTCGCCTCTGCCTTATGTGAAAACAGTTCTTAGGGATGTGGCAAAGCGGCACAACATAACAAACACAAATGAAGCAATGTTGAAGATGTTTGAAGAGTTTGATGAAGAAGCATCTAAACATGATAAGCACTACGGATTGTCTTTATATTTAAACAATCGAATTGCAAAGATAAATAACTTGACTTACTAAGGAACGGTGAATTGTCATGAAAGCAAAGGCATATTTTAAAGACTCTGAAATATTTGAAGAAATCGACATTGACGACGAAGATCAATTTGATATAGCTGTTGATGATTATAAGACGCGCGGTTTCCTTGTTGCGTTATGTGATGATGAATGGAATCAGGTTGGCGTGACACTATGACCGCATCAGAAGCGGCAAGGTCGGCAGGGCTTAAAAACCTTGCCGAAGTCTCAAAAATAACCGGTGTCAGCACTCAGACCTTAAACAACTGGTTTAACAATAAACCTGACTTGTTTAAGGTCGTGCTGGCCGGTTGCATTTCATTACTCAATGAAAAACACAAAAACGCTTAAGCCCGTCTATCCCAATGCCGGCATCAGCGCCGAATACCAACGCCGACTTAAAAAGCTGGTGCGTGAAATGCACAAATCAATCGCGTACTGGCTGACGTCATCCTACAAGGCCAATTATCCCGGTATTGCCCAGGACGATGCTATACCAGCAGACGCGCTTCAAGAAGTCATGGACAAGCTGGCCAAGCAATGGCTGAAAAACTTTGACGAGGGCGCCGAAAAGCTGGCGCTCTGGTTCGCGCAAAAGACGAAGAATTACTCTGACGGATCGCTACAACGAATCCTTAAGGATTCGGGCTTTGCCGTGAAGTTCACAATGACCGAATCGATGCAGAACGCCTATGTTGCCGTGATCAATGAGCAGGTCGGCTTAATCAAGTCGATTGCTCAGCAGCATTTGACGGACGTACAGGGGCTGGTGATGCGGTCGGTTCAGCAAGGCCGAAAGCTGTCAACGTTGACCGATGAGTTACAGAAACGCTACGCATTGACGCGTAAACGGGCGATTCTTATCGCGCAGGACCAGAGCAACAAGGCCACTGCCACGCTCAACAGAACGCGGCGGCTTGATATGGGCCTGACCCACGCGCGTTGGCATCATTCACACGCGGGTAAAACCCCGAGACCGTCACACTTGAAAGCTGATGGCGAGGTTTACGATATTCGTAAGGGCATGTTCCTGGATGGCAAATGGACACATCCAGGAATGGAAAACAATTGCAGATGTACCGATTCCGCTATTCTGGTCGGATTCAACGATTAGCCGGCTTGTAGCACTCATTAAACACGGACTCTTTGACCTGGTCCGGACTCGCATATCCTGAGTCATAAATGATATCAACAACCCCTTGAATCCCCTCTTCTGGGAAATTCCATTTAGACCCTGATCCAAACTGCCCTGTGGCGATCTGCATCGCCGCCTGTGCGGGCAATTGATTGTTTCTTACGCTGGCCACGGTACTGGCCATGGCCGCAATACCGGCGCATTGCTCTAACTCTTTATCGACAACCGGCCCGGCCTGAGCGGTCGGAAAATTCCAGACCAGTACCAACAACAAGAGAACCAGCAGTAATTTCAGTTCTCTGAAAAAGACTGCGGCGAATAGTACCGCCAAAATTCCTAATAACATTTCGTACTCCACTTTGATGATTGAAACTCGATTATATAGCACCGATAGCGCATGTGTTATAGGGGTATCCACGGATTTTTTGCTGATGGAGCCTAGCCATGCCTGAATTACTGCTAGCCTTTGATCGCTCGTCACGCACAGTCGATGCCGATGGCCGCTTGCATGTGGCTATGTCGAACATCAGTAAGGCCACCGTTAATCCTTATTATGGCCGCGAGATACCGGGGCATAAAGAACTCGGACTGGATGCCGACCGAATTTATCAATTGCTGCGTGATCCGGAAGAACTGGCCAAAGGCGCCGCCTCATTTAATCACATCCCTTTGCTGGATCGGCATGTCCCGGTTTCCGCTGACGACCCGAAAAAGGAAAACGTAGTCGGTAGTACCGGTACTGATGCCGAGTTCGTTAAGCCGTTCCTTCGCAACTCGCTTGTGGTTTGGGATGCGGCGGCGATTGCCGGCATTGAGACCAAGGAACAGTGTGAACTGTCCTGTGCTTACCGTTACACGCCCGATATGACACCAGGAGAGTTTGAAGGCGTTAAATTCGATGGAGTGATGCGCAATATCATCGGGAATCATGTGGCGATTGTGGAGCTTGGAAGAGCTGGCCGCGACTGTGTTGTTTCCGATTCAGACCCTTTTAAACAACCCGAGAACAAACCAATGACCAAAGAAGAACTTTTGGCCGCAGCGCTGAAGCTGGCGCAAGACGCGGCTATTGATCCGAAAGAACTCGCCAAAATGCTGGCTGGCGACGCTGAGCCCGAAAAGGAAGAGACCGAAGAAGAGGAAGCCGTTGCCGAGGATGAGGACGACGAAGAAGAAGAGAAGGACGACAAAAAAGCCATGGATGCAGCTATCAACGCCGCTCACGATGCCGCGATGAATAAGTTCAAAGCCATCCGTCAGGCCGAAAAGGATGTGGCGCCGATCATTGGCGAAGTGGCCGCGATGGATAGCGCCGAAGCCGTTTATAAGCTGGCGCTTGATCATCTGAACATCGATGTGACCGGCGTTCACCCGTCCGCCTATCCATCGATAATCAAACTGGCCACAGCAAAAGCCGAGAAGCCAAAAATGGCGCATGATGCGGCGGCGGCTTCTGATTTCGCAACACAATTCCCTACCGCTGCAAAGCTTAAATCTATCTAACGGAGCCAATAATGACTGGTTTTCAATCTGCAATTAATGTTAATCCGGCTCCTGGTAAGCCCGGCGATTTCGCCAGCAACAACCCGCGGGCCTCTGTTCTGTCCGGCCCTGGTGGCCTGATCGCTGGCACTGATGGCGTCACTGTTGGGCGTTTTGCCTGGATCGACCCGTTTACTAAGGAAGTGGTCCAGCATGGCGCCGGCGCACCGATTGGTTTTGTGGCCAATGAACTGCAAGCGTCCATCACCACATGGCTTGCCGAAAGCTCTGAGCTGATTCAGGCCGGGCGCCCGGTATCGTTGTATAACCGGGGCGATTTCTGGGCTAAATCCTCAACTCAAGGCATTCGCGGCCAGAAGGTTTACGCGAATCTGGCAACCGGCGCACTCAGCACGGCGGCTACCGGCTCACCCACGTCAAGCGGCTCTGGCTCTGCGTCGAGTGTTGCGGCTAACGCCACTCTGTCGTTTACCGGCGTTATTGCCCGTACAACTCAGCCCTCTGGCGATGAAGGCGTTCCGGTTCTGACGGCCTCTGCTGTCACGGGCACTATCGTTCCCGGCGCTCTGCTGTCTGGTACAGGCGTTGTCACAGGCACGCGCATTGTTAAGCAACTGAGCGGCACGACCGGCGGCGCAGGCACTTATGAAGTTTCTATTGCGCAAGACGTGGCTAGCACCACAATCACCGGCGCTCATGGCGTTCTGACTGTCGGCGGCACGGTGACAGGTTCATTTGGCGTAGGCGCGGTTATCAGTGGCACCGGCGTTGATGCGGGCACGGTCATTACCGCACTGGGCACCGGCACCGGCGGCTCGGGCACTTATATCGTTGACTCCGCTACCGTGGTAACGAGCACGGCCATTGCTGCTACAGGCAACGTGGAGACCGATTTCTATGTGGAATCTAACGGCGCCGCCAACGAACTTATCAAAATCTCAACACGAGGCTAATTAAATGCTACAAATCAATCACAATGAATTAGCCCGGCATGGTGTGCATGTTCCGATGGCTAGAGGGCTGCTAGAGCCTCACGAACTGGCCATGGATATTTCACTGGCCATGGATGCCCAGCCGGCACTGGTCACCGCATCGAACGCGGGCGTTCCGGCTTTCCTGACTAACTACCTGGACCCTGAAATCATCCGCATTCTGGTCACGCCTAATAAGGCGGCCTCGATCCTGGGCGAGACTAAAAAGGGCGACTGGACCACGCAAACAGCAATGTTCCCGGTTGTTGAGTCAACGGGCGAGGTAGCTTCTTACGGCGATTTTGACGCTAACGGTTCTGTAGGCTCAAATGCGAACTGGGTCAGCCGTGAATCCTATCTGTTCCAGACCGTGACCCAATGGGGCGAACGTGAACTGGCCATTGCCGCCGAGGCGAAGATCAATTACGCGCAGAACCTGAACGTAGCGTCTACGCTGGTGCTCGATAAGTTCATGAACGCATCGCACTTCTACGGCGTTGATGGTCTGAAAAACTACGGCATTCTGAATGATCCTGCCTTGCAAGCGGCGATTGCTCCCGACGCTACCGGCGCGAGCTCAGGCACGTTATGGAGCACGAAAGACGGCGCCGCTATTTATGGCGATATCGTCAAGTTGTTCGGTCAGCTGGTTACTCAGACTAAAGGCCTGGTCGAGCGTGATGCGCGTATGTGCCTCGCCATGTCTCCAGAAATGGAGGTCAACATGACCAAGACAAACCAATACAACGTCAATGTCACTGACCAGATCAAAAAGAACTTTCCGAACATCCGCATCGAAACGGCCACGCAATATGCGACTGCTGCCGGCCAGCTGATGCAACTGATTGTTGAAAGCATCGACGGTCAGGATACCGGCTATTGTGCGTTCAATGAGAAGTTGAGAGCGCATCCGATCAAGGTTGATCTGTCCAGTTTCGCACAGAAAAAGACATCCGGCACATGGGGCGCAATCATCAAGCAGCCTTTGGCAATCGCTCAAATGATCGGCCTGTAATCAAGCATCAATCAAGCATTCAATAACCCGCCTCGTGCGGGTTTTTTCGTTTTAAGGACTTCATAAAATGGCAACAATTACAGTAGGGTGCAAACTTCCGGCAGGCCTGCATCTGGATCATAACGGCATCCGCGTTACCCTCAATGGCTCCAATTCATCAAACATTATCGGAGGCTATGGCCTAACCCATGGCGTTGATAAAGATTTCTTTGATGCCTGGTGCAAAGCCCATGCGGACTTCGAGCCACTGAAACAGGGATTGATTTTCGCACAGGAAAAAGAGGTTAACGCGAGAGCCGAAGCCAGCGATAAGCAAGCGCTCGAAAACGGCTTTGAAGGCATCGACCCCAACAAGCCCGGTAAAAAGGTCAAGGGCATCGAGAAGGCTGACGTTTAATGGCTGTCGTCGTCTTTGATGAAACCGCCTTTAAAGCGCGGTATCCCGAGTTTGCAGCCCTGACCAGCGCGGTGCTGTCGGCCTATTTCACCGAGGCGACGATCTATTTAAACAATACCGAATCCAGCCCGGTTACGGATGAAGCTCAGCGGGCTGTTCTGCTGAATATGCTGGTCGCGCACATTGCCTTTTTGAACTCATCCAGTTCGGCTAACTCCGGACTGGTCGGGCGCATTGCCTCGGCCACTGAGGGTAGCGTATCCGTCACAACCGACGTGGGGCCGATGACCGGCTCACAGGCTTGGTTCATGCAGTCGCGTTATGGTGCGGCTTACTGGCAAGCCACCGCTCCTTACCGGACGTTTCGTTATGCGCCAAGGTATGTACAATGACGAGCATCAGCTTTAAAGGCGGCGGCAAGCTGAAAGCCAAGTTGCAGGAGATTGCCAGCCAGACCGGCAACGCCAAAAGCCTGAAAGTGGGTTTCATGGCCGATGCCGATTATCCGGACGGAACTAAAGTGGCCATGGTTGCAGCCATTCAGAACTTCGGCGCCCCGGCAGCTGGCATTCCGCCCCGGCCATTTTTCAGCAACATGGTGAAAGCCAAGTCGCCCAGGTGGGGCGAATCGCTCGGAAACATGCTGGAGCGCACCGACTTCGACGGCGAGAAAGCGTTAAATCTCATGGGCGAGGGTATCAAGGGCCAGTTGCAGCGGTCGATTAACGAGACCAATGAACCGGCCCTGTCACCTGTCACCGTGGCCAAAAAGGGCTTCACAAAACCTTTGATTGACACGGCCAACATGATAAGGGCAGTTTCCTACATCGTTGAAGGTGATACGGAATGAACCTGCACGGCATCGTTTCCGGGGCTATCGCCGCGGTTAATCCGTTTATCGATATCACGATCAAGACCAGCACCGGCTATACGACCGGCGCCGACGGATCGCAAACGCCGACTTACTCCACATCGTCGACCACAGGACAGGTGCAGGCGCTATCCGGTAGCGACATCAAGCGCATCGAAGGGCTTAATATTCAGGGCGTAGTGCAGAAAGTTTACCTGAACGGCAACTATGAAGGACAGTTCCGAGCGCTGGAAAAGGGCGGCGATTTGCTGATCTTCGGCGGCAGAACCTATCTCGTTACCGTCGTGTTAGAGCGCTGGCCGGACTGGTGCGCCGTGGGCGTGACCATGCAACTGGATTGAGGCGTGGTGATATGTCACAAACAGTAAACAATCAATGCCCTAGCATGATTTCATGCCAACAACTTATTTTTAAATGCAATTCAATCGTTTAAACACTGGCATGATTCTTGATATAGGCATTGTTTCCAAAATGTACCAAATCACCGCGCGGGATAGCTGATGGCCGCTGTGTACGCAAGCGTTACCGAAACCAACGCATTAACCGCGCTCCGGACGTTTATCTTGTCGCTGGTCGATTGCGAGGTGATCCGAACCCCGGCTAATCGTGCCTCGTTGCCCGACGGTGATTTTGTCGCTATGTCGCCGGTCTCGCTGTCACCCTTGGCCACCAACACGCACAACTACACGGAAACGACACAGACCATTTTGCGGCCTGATCAATTCGGCGTACAGATTGATTGCTACGGCGCCCGCGCAGGCGACCGGGCCAAAGTACTGTCAACGCTGTTTCGGGATGCTATTGCGGTCCAGTCGTTTAAAGCCTCGGGCTATGACATGGCGCCGCTGTATGCGGAAGATGCGCGGCAAATGCCCATCGTATCGGGCGAAGAACAGTATATCGAGCGCTGGTCGTTTGAATGCGCCATGCAATTGAACCCGCTGATTACACTGGCCCAAGAAACAGCCAACGAATTAGAACCCGGCTTGATCAGTGTTGATCGGGTGTATCCGCCTTAACTAGAGTATGTGATATAATTGCATTGTGCGGATAGGTTGGCCGACCGACAAAGACAGCACCTTACTGTCTTTCCGCACACCATTCAATAAGGTCTGATATAAGGAATCAGAAATGAATCAAAAAACTTGCAGCATATGCAAAGAACAAAAGCACGTATCTCAATTCAACAAAGACAAGAGCAGAAAAGACGGGTTTGGCAACAAATGCAAAACATGCTACCCAGCTTATCAGAGAGAAGTCCATGCAAGAAGAAAGGATAGTCGACGTCAGTATGCCGACGAAAACAGAGAAAAATTAAGAGCGGATTCAAACAGGCACTATTATTGGAATAAAGAAAAAATATCGCAACAACGGAAATTAAGACTGGGAAGCAAGAAAAAATCTTTTCTTGAATCGCTTCATGAGTCTCATGTTCTGTTGTGGAAAGAGTTGTTTCTAACTGAAATTAGAAAGGAAAGAAGAAGATATTGCGCCAGAATTGCTTACTCTTTAAACAAAGATAGATACTATGCTGTAAAAAAAGAATGGAAGATTAAAAACAAGGGAAAAGTAAAGGCTATACGTCAAAAGTACAGGCAAGGCAATCCCGATAAGGTCAGTTTTTGGTATAGAACCAGAAGAATCTTGATGCAAAATGCTTCGGTGCCATGGGCTAATGAATTTTTTATAGAAGAGGCTTATGACTTAGCTAGATTAAGGACAAAACTGACCGGATTAGAGTGGCATGTTGATCATATCGTTCCGATAAATTCAGAATTAGTGTGCGGACTTCACGTTGAGAATAACATTCAGGTAATACCATATTTAGAGAATGTCATGAAATCCAATCGCTATTGGCCTGACATGCCGTAAACATAAACTAGATTTAAAACAAACAAGGCTCACTTCGGTGGGCTTTTTTTTACCTAAAAATAAGGAAACTTATCGTGGCAATTCCTGCTTCACAAATAGTAACCGTAAATCCAGGCGTCATCAGCGGCGGCGGTAACGCCCTCGCGCTCAATGGTGTCATTTTAACCGACGATACCGCCGTTCCTATCGGAGCCGTTCAGTCGTTTGCTACTGCCGCCTCTGTTGCTGCATTTTTTGGTGATGACTCAGACGAGGCAGAACTTGCCGAAACGTATTTCAGAGGCCGCAACAACGCCACTTTAACGCCCGGCCTATTGTATTTCGTCCAATACAACGCCGCCGCGGTCGCCGCTTATTTACGCTCCGGCAGCATGGCATCCACGACACTGACGCAACTACAGGCATTTTCCGGCACATTAACACTAAGCATTGACGGTACGCCGATCACGTCATCAGCCATTGACCTTGCGACCGCCACCAGCTTTTCGGATGCGGCGACCAAGATCGAGGCGGGCTTTACCACGCCGACCTTTGCAGTTACTTATGACGCGGTTCGGGATGCCTTTGTCTTTACGACCGATTCAACGGGCGCCGCTTCCACGATCACGGAAGCCACCGGCACACTAGCGGCGAGCCTGAAACTGACCACGGCGACCGGCGCCGTATTGTCACAAGGCGCAGACGCGGCAACACCTAACACGGCCATGAATGCCGTTATTGCTCAAACACTGAATTGGGCGACATTCATGACCACGTTTGAACCATCGGCAGCGGATAAAGTGCTGTTTGCTGACTGGACGAACGCACAAAACAACCGCTTTGCGTATGTGATGTGGTCAACCGAAGTGGCGGCGCTGACCGTGCCCGATACTACGTCGTCAATGGCGCAAATCATCGCAGCAGGCTATTCCGGCACTTGCGGTATTTATGTTGATAGCTCGGTCGATTCTACGGCCAACGTGGCCGCGTTCATCTTGGGCGCTACAGCAAGCCTCGACTTTGCCAGAACGAATGGCCGCATTACTTATGCGTTTAAATACCTGTCCGGCCTGCTGGCCAGCGTGACCGATGCCACTGTCGCAAGCAACCTGAAAACGAACGGTTACAACTTCGTGGGCAACTATGCAACTGCGAATGATGACTTCACGTTCTTCTATCCCGGCAGTGTATCGGGCGATTATTTGTTTTTGGATGAGTACGTCAACCAGATTTATCTGAATAGCCAGTTGCAGCTGGCCGCTATGGTTTTACTGACCAGCGTTAATTCCATCCCCTACAACGACGACGGAAAAACGCTCGTTCGCGCTGCGTTGATGGACCCGATTAACGAGGCGTTGAACTTTGGCATGATCCGCGAAGGCGTAGCTCTGTCCTCATCGCAGGCGGCACAGGTTAACTCGGCGGCAGGCATAACTATCGATGGCGTATTAAGCACACGTGGCTGGTATTTGCAGGTCAATGACGCAACGGCGCAGGTCAGGGCGGCACGGGGTTCTTTCCCTCTGACCCTATGGTATACCGACGGAGGCTCTGTACATGCCATCGTTTTAGCCTCAATCGTCATTCAATAAGGATTAACAACCATGGCAACAATTACCTCCGCAAATAGCACGCTTTATCTCGGCGTCGATTCTCTGTTTAACGTACCCGTTCGCATCGAGGGTTACGCCGCGGACGACGCTTTTACCGCTCAGGACGTGACGACCGGCGAAACGCTGATGGGCGTTGATGGGCATTTGTCGGGCGGCTTCACGCCTTATCCGGTCCCACTGGAAATCACATTGCAGGCAGACTCCGCGTCAATGGCTTTCTTTGAAACGCTGATGACCGCCGAAGCGCTAGTGAAAGAAAAATACGTCCTGAATGGAACGATTCTATTGCCGGCCACAAATCGCCTTTACACCTTCACGCGCGGATTCATCCAGAAAGCCAGCCCCATGGCGGCGGCCAAAAAGGTTTTGCAGCCTCGCAAATTCGAAATCATCTTTGAACGCATGACCGTAGCGCCAGTTTGATATGAGAAAAACATCAACCTACACCGAAACCGCCGACAATCGCGACAAGGGCAAGGTATTCAAGCTTGAGGAAATGAGCGCCGACCAAGCGGAAGCCTGGGCGCTCAAGGCGTTTTTCGCAATCATGAATGCCGGTATTGACGTTCCCGATAATTTGGCCGATCTGGGCTTTGCTGGTATTGCGACGGCAGGGCTTAATGCGCTGGGCAAGGTGGATTATGAAACGGCACGGCCATTGCTCGATGAAATGATGACCTGCGTTCAGATCATCCCCGACCCGGCAAAACCGAACGTGGCCAGGGCGCTATTCCCCGGCGATATCGAAGAAGTGGCCACTAAACTGAAACTGCGCAAGGCCGTCTTTGATCTGCACGTCGCTTTTTAAATCGCCGTCGCCCGCTCGACTTCGGACCGGGCGACGGCGGCGATGATGGATTAATGAACTACCAGAACGTGCCCCGGCTAATCGGGGCTGCTCTATCGCATAAAGTGGCCACCCTGCACGAACTCCAAACCGTTTACAGTCTTGAGGATGTTTACAACCTGCTCGAAGTGGTGAACGTGGATGCCTACAACCAAGATTTGATTATCAAGAGAAACGCTAAATCATGAACGTGATTGATCAGTTGGTCGTAACGCTCGGCTTAGACAATAGCGGCTTTAAGCGCGGCACGGAAGAAGCAGGCAAAGTGCAAGACGGCTTTGTCGATCAGTCGCGCCGGCAGAATGCCGAACTGGATGACCTGGGCAAGAAATCCGCTCAGGCGCAATCGGACCGCGCTAAAGAACTGAATGCCAGGGCTAAAATAGCGGCTGAATCGTTCGCAAAAATACGCAATCAAGCCTTAAGCCTGTTTGCCGTGTTTACGGCGGGCAAAGGCGTTAGTAACTTCACCTCCGACACCATCAGCTCTACGGCGGCACTAGGTCGGCTGTCAGAAAATACCGGCGTGGCCGAATCCAAGCTGGCCGCGCTGAACCTGATGGCGAAGAATGCCGGTGGGTCGGCTGAGGAAATGATGGGCGCCGTGGGCCGGGCGGCTAAAGTCGTGGCTGATTTTCAACTCGGTATGCGCGGCGAGGAAGTGGCGTCATTCTTCCAATGGGGCGGCACTAACGAAGGCTTGCAAGATACTGAATCCTACCTGCTGGCCGTCTCCGCCATCCTGAAAAAAGCCATGGAGGAGCGCGGCGAACTGGCTGCGCTATCGATTGCGCAGCGCATGGGCTTTGGCCGGAACCTATTCAACATCCTGAAAGGCGGTCCCGAGGCATTAAGCGCCCAGATGGCGGCAAGCGAAAAGCTGACCGGCATCAATGAGAAGCAGGCGCAACAGGCGCAGATGCTGTTTGAAAAGTGGAACAATCTCAAAGCCTCGTTCGAAAGCACCGGGCGCGAGATCCTGTTCAACCTGACACCCTATCTCGACAAGCTGATTGCCAAACTCAATGAGTTCTCGGCCTGGGTCAAGTCCGATCAGTTTAAAAAATGGCTGGAAGAGTCTGCCGAAGCAGTTAAGAGCTTCACGAGCCATGCCGACGAATTTGTTCAGACGATAGGCGGCTGGAAAACCGTCTTATCCGGCCTGCTGGCGCTGAAAGTAGCCGAATTTGTGGCGCCGTTATTGCTGCTGACTGGCGCATTAACCGGCGTATCCACCGCGCTGCTTGCAGTGAGTGCGGCGGCGGCCACGGGCTACGGTATCGGCAAATACATTGATGAAATGCTGCCAGACACAACAAAGGGCGCTATCGGTGAATGGGTTGCTCGCTTTATGGCAACCTTCGGCAGCGAGGAGGCAAAAAAAGCCCTGATCGATAGCGGTGCCGCTCCGCAGTCCTCTATTTTTGACGCCTACGATGACGTGATGCAGGGCGCTAAAGAGAAATACGGACGCTTCAAGGAAGGGTTGGCCGGCCAGAAAGAACAAATAGCCATTGATTTTTTCAAGGGCAAAGGCTGGACGCAAGAGCAGGCAATCGGCATCGTGGCTAATTTCAAGGCTGAAAGCGGCTTGAAAACGGATGCGGTGGGCGATGGCGGACAGGCTTACGGCATTGCTCAATGGCATCCGGATCGGCAGGAGCGGTTCAAGCAGTGGTCGGGTCATGATATTAGGCGCTCATCGCTGAATGAGCAGCTGGCGTTTGCTCAATACGAACTGGAGACGACCGAGAAAGCCGCCGCAATCAAGATCAGATCCGCAAAAACAGCCGCCGAAGCAACCAATGCCGCACAGATCCATTATGAGCGCCCCGACCCAAAAAACCGGGCATCCGATACCGAAAAACGACAAACGATTGCTTATCAGATGGAGGGCCGGCAGGTAGCAAAAGCGCCTGACATTAAGACGCCTGATATCAAAGCGCAGCCCGTCATTCATTCCCCGGTCCGTCAGGCCATGAGCGCGAAACATTCAACGATCAACACGACGCACAATAACCCCGTCAGCAACAGTTCAACCTCGGAAACCAAAATCGGCCAGATCGTGATTCACACGCCGGCCACCGATCCAAAGCGCGTCGCCGCTGAAATACCGGCAGCGATTGAGCGGAGGACGCAGACATTTAACGCGGCCTCAGGGATGCGTCAATGAGTCTTTATCCGAATGTACCCGATCTGCCCGGCGTCCCGCCAATTGCGCGTGACATCCTGGCGCCGGTTGCCGTGATCGCCTCGCCCATTGTTTCCCGCTTCCTGTCGCTATTTGACCAGACCTGGGGGGTATTTGACGAGGACAATAATAAAGTGTTGGCGCCGGATTCGTTCCTGGGCATTGAGTTTCAAAACGCCTTCAATATCTCGAATTACCCGGTGGAACAAGGCGCATTTGCCAGCTACAACAAGGTGAATAATCCATTCGCCTGCTGGGTACGAGTGGCCAAGGGCGGCAGCAAAGAGGATCGTGACGAGTTCCTGGAAGCACTCGGCACACTGTCAAAAAGCCTGGACCTATACACGATTGTCACGCCCGAGAAAGTGTACCCCGACGTGAATCTGGAAACCTTCGATTATCGCCGGGAAACCGACAACGGGGCCGGCATCATCATTGCTAATTGCAAGTTTATCGAGATCCGACAAGCAACTGCCGAATACAGCAACACCAAATCACCGACCGCCAGCGAAACCCAGGACCAGGGCACGGTAAAAGCGGCATGAACATTATCCCTATCAAAGCTACGCCCAATCAAACATTTAAGGTAGTCCTGGCTGGCCAGTATTGCCGCATTAACCTTTACACCCTATCAACCGGCCTGTATCTGGATCTGCTGGTCGATAATGCGCCTATCATCACCGGCCGCCTGTGCTTGAATGGCGTCCTATTGGTCCGTCAATCCTATCTCGGGTTTATTGGCGATCTGGTCTTTCACGATACACAGGACTCAGCCGACCCGGTTTATGACGAACTCGGCAGCCGCTATCAATTGCGCTACCTGACACCGGAGGAAGCGGATGCTATCGCGTAGGCGCATTGATATCACGATCACGCTCGGCGAGGGGCGCTTCGGCGAACAGGAAGGCGACACGGTTGATCTGACCGGCTTCCGCGTCCACGCGCACATCAACGCCGTCGGCGGGGAAGCGCAAGGGCAATGCCAGTGCATTATTTACGGCTTGCCGCTTTCGACCATTAACCGCTTGACCACGATAGGCCCGAATCAGAACCAGATTATGGGCAAAAACACGCTGACGCTTAAGGCCGGCGACGATGGCGAGACGCTGAAAACGGTCTTTGTCGGGCAGATATTCACGGCCTATGGCGAATTCAACCAAGCGCCGGACGTAGGGCTGTCGATTGTCGCCTATTCCGCTGCAGCAGCCGCCGCGCGTCCGGCTGACCCTGCTTCATTCAAAGGGGCGGCTGATGTGGCGGAAATCATGGCCGGTTTTGCTCAAGATGCGGGTTATTCATTTAAGGATGGCGGCGTCAAGGTCACGCTGTCGAACCCCTATTTTTACGGCACGAAACTTGAGCAAATCCGCAAATGCGCCCGAGACGCGAACATTGAATACAGCATCGATAAAAACGTGTTGTCTATCTGGCCGGTCGGCGGCCATGCGGAAGGCGAGCCGATCACCTTGAGACCGTCAAACGGCTTGGTCGGCTATCCGCAACTCTCATCAAACGGCATCAGCATCACCAGCATTTTTAACCCGGCTGCCGAACTCGGCGGGCGGTTCATTATTGAGGGGAGCGAATTACCCATGGCCAACGGCAACTGGGGGATCTTTAGCGTGGTCCACGCGCTGGAAAGCGAAACACCGAACGGACAGTGGTTCACCTATATAGAAGGATCGGGGCGTGTCGAATCAACAGATTGAGGCCGGTTATCAAACCACGGCAAAACCGGAATCCGCCGGCAGTGATTTTAACGCGAATGCGTTTCTAATTCGCCAAATACTGGGGCAAACCAATGTCGCTATTCTGGTGCAAATTAAGGGAGTTACGAATAATGGCGAGCTTTCACCTGTCGGCTTTGTTGACGCCTTGCCCCTTGTTAACCAGCTTGACGGTTTTGACAACGCTATTCCTCATGGCGTTCTGCATCATTTACCGTATGTGCGCATCCAGGGCGGCACGGATGCGGTCATTATTGACCCGCAAGTAGGCGATATCGGCATTGCCATTTTTGCCCATTCCGACATATCAGCCGTTAAAGCCAACGCCATGACCGATGCAAGGGGGCCAGCCAACCCCGGCAGCCGGCGCAAGTTCTCGCCCGAGGACGGCATTTATATCGGTGGCTGCCTTAATGGAACGCCCGTGCAATATGTGCAGTTTAATCAATCCGGCATCAGCATCATTTCACCGACAACCGTAACCATCAACGCTCCAGCCATCAATTCAACCGGGGAATGGACGCATACCGGCAAGATAACCGCATCCGTCGATGTGATCGGTAATGGCATCAGTCTCCATGATCACGTTCACAGCGGCGTACAGGGCGGCAGCAGCAATACAGGGGTCCCCGTATGAACACGCTTCTTTTAGATACCGTGGAATGGGATTTGGTACTCGACACGTCCGGCAATATCGCCATGGCGTCACACCCTTACTCAATTGCTCAGGATGTGGCCAGTGCGATCAAATTGTTCAAGGGCGAGCTTTGGTACAACACGGCGCCAGGTGTCCCCTACTTTTCAGAAATACTCGGCAAATACCCGCCTGAATCGCTGATCAAGGCGCGGCTCGTGGCGGCGGCCTTAACCGTGCCGAATGTGGTACAGGCTCGCGTGGTCAATTTAGGATTGAAAGACAGGCAATTAACCGGCGATGTTGAAGTTATCGACACAACAGGCGCCATCAACCGGGTTACCTTTTAATGACAAGCGTACCAGAACTGGAATTTACCCAAACCGGCGTCACGGTCCCGGCCGAGACCGACATTTTAGCCGGCGTCTTAGACGACAATAACACGGCATTCGGCGGCAATCTTAACCTCTCGCTGGAAACGCCACAGGGACAACTTGCGTCCACGCTGGCCGCGATCATCGCCGACAAAAACAGCCAGATTGCCTATGTTGCCAATCAGGTTAATCCGGATTACGCGGAAGGCCAATGGCAGGACGCTATCGGGCGCATTTACTTTATTGACCGCATCGCCGCACAAGGGACCGCCGTGCAAGCAACCTGTACCGGGCTGGCCGGCGTCGTTATCCCGGTCGGCGCCAAGGCCAAGGACACATCAGGCAATATCTATACCTGCACGCAGGCCGGCACGATACCGACAGGAGGCAGTATAGAACTTTCATTCGTCTGCACGACCACCGGCCCTATTGCCTGCCCCATTGGTGCGCTCAACACGATTTATCAAGCGATACCGGGCTGGGACTCTATTACTAATGCTGACGCCGGCACGGTGGGCCGCGATGTAGAAACCCGCGCGGATTATGAGGCTCGGCGCCGTGCGTCCGTCGCGCTCAATGCTCAGGGTTCGCTGGCGTCCGTCTATGCCGCCGTGCTGAATACCGATGGCGTGATTGATGCCTATGTCCATGAGAATTTCACCGGCGCCCCGGTCACGGTCGGCTCGACTGATTACGAATTAGCGGAACACTCCATTTATGTTGCGGCGGTCGGAGGTCTTTCGGCGGATATTGCCCATGCGATTTTTACTAAAAAGTCACCGGGTTGCGACATGAACGGCAATACCACCGAAACCGTAGAGGATGCGAGCGGATACGATTACCCCTATCCATCCTATTCGATTAAGTTTCAACGTCCGGACGCGCTGCCCATTTTGTTTTCGGTGCAGATTCAGAACAATCCGAACTTGCCGTCCAATATCGCGGATCTGGTCAAAGATGCCATTATCGCCGCGTTTAATGGCACAGATGGCGGCAGCCGAGCGCGTATCGGCTCAACCCTTTTTGCCGGCCGGTTTTATGGCGGCGTCAGTGCGACGAGCACTTATACAAGAGTGCTTGATATTGACCTGGGCACTAGTTCAGCCAATCAAAACAGCGTGGAAGTGGGTATTGATCAGGTGCCGACCATTAGCGCATCCGACATCACCGTTACGCTCGTATG